GTTATAGAGTTGATTAATAATATCTGGTGTCATTGGTTTATCCTACGTTTGGGATTTCTGTATTCGTTGTTGTGCCTGCCGCTAACTTGCTTGCTTTTAATTGGGCTTCTGCTACAAACTCCTGTTTTTTCAGTTCCATTTCTGCGGCGGCATCTTCTCTGGCTCGCAAGTTTGCTGCCGCTGCCTCTTCTCTGGCAAGTTGAATGTCTGCCATAGCCTTTTCTCTCTTCAATTGGATTTCTGCTTCTGCTTTCTTTTTATTAATCTCAATTTGTGCCTGAGCCTGTGCGATTGCCGCCTGGATAGCTGGGTCAGACTTCTGGGGTGAAGGTTGGCTCAAAGCCTGATCAACTTCTGGCGGCACCTCACGGAAAAATGCTCTCGTATCTTTAAACCCTGCCGCTTCAATAAACTTGCCCAAAGTCTCTCTATACTGCCCAACACTTACTAATGGATTGCTAGGGCCATACATCTTTATGATTTCTTCTTGCTTAGCCATAATCATCTGTAGCATTGCCATTTGTTGTTGCTGATCTCCTGTACCCAATCCAACATTTATGGTTACGTCATACTGATGGTCCCACTGTCTAGGGTCCATCTGGATATACTTCCCTCTCATCCGTATTGTTTTGGGTTTATCTTGAAACTTACATACAAGTTGTAAAATCCCCTTCATTAAGGACTTCACTCCTGTTTCAGCAAAGATTCTAGCAATCAACTCTATCTTTCCGCTTGCTGCCGACTTACTTGCCGCAATCGCTGCCGCAGTAACATTTTGCAATAAATCAGGAGATAATCCCTGCATTGCATCACTGATTCCCGTTCTCTTACCATGTACCTGATCTAAATACTCCAACATCGGAAATGCTTGCGCTCCCACATTTTGTACACTCATAGGCACAATGGCATTAGGGGACTTCATCCTGACAATACCGCCTGCTTGCACATTCAACAGATCATCTAAATTGACTTGGCCTTCTACTGCTCCGACTCTTGGGCTAATCGATAAATACAAGCCATCTAACATAGAGCGCGTAATCGCTGTCTTTTGCTCTTGGATATCCGAGCATCGATCTGCTAAGGACTGACCATAAAACTTATGTGGTATCGGAAACGGACAAACACTATGAAACGGTATGTAATCAGTCTCACCGATATCGAGTAGTTCTTCTCCTGCATAGACTGCACGAATGAGTTGCGCAATTCCTGACTCATCTACATCTGCTCGTAAATAACACTCATAGACTTCAATCTCTTGCATCGCAAGGTCATCGGAGTCCATATCCGTTGGTTGCTCACCCTGGTCGTATCTTGCAACTCTCTCTGGTGTATAGGCCAGAGAATCATAAGCAGGCAGTCCTGCAACCACTTCTGCATCAAAACCAAGGGCTACTAAGTCTGAGCGTGTCATTAACCGTCTATGCGCACAAAACGGAGAGGTTTCGATATCTCTTGCCTTTTTACTAATCAAAAACTCTTCTGGCGGCAGATTTTCTACACAAATTTTGCCTACCGAGTTTTTCTTACGAATCCTAACGCTGTGAGAACGTATGACGATCTCATTGCCCATTTGATCCATCTGCATTGACTCTTGAGTATCTTGCTCAATAATTTCCCTGGAGCCATCTGCCATCAGCATTGTTAACTCATCATCAGTAAGGTTTTGATACTCTTCCTTAATAACGTCAATCTTGGTTTCGTAGTAGGCTTTGACAATACCTGTCTTTTGAAGCAAAGCATCTTTGAACATATGATGCAAGATTTGAAAGCCATCATTTTCTACATGAAAGATATGATTAATATATTCTGTAGCTTGCGCGGCATATTGCTCCCCATTTGGGTTTTTTGCTTCAAAGCGCACCACATCATCACTGGCAGTAAATACACGCATTAACTGCGGTAATGCCCCATCTACTGCCTCGGCAACTTCTCCGGTTACAATCTGGCTTCTGCCTTCTTGCTCGTTACCGTATGGCTCTCTCAGGTATGCTTTTAGGGCTGCTCTTCTCTCAGATGTGGTATCACTCTCGATATAACCGAGAGCATTATCAATCTCGTTTCGAATTGCGTTTTTTAACTGGTTTTTGTTCAATTTTCTTTTCCAATTCGTTTAACCGTTGCTCTAAGTCTGCAACCTTTTTGCGTAAAGTCTCTACACTCTCACCTTGTTTAAATAGCATCATGTTTTAGATCACCCATTGATTATTTGCCTTTGGTAGCGCACCCCAGTTTTCATTACTCATTAAATCTACTGCGCCAGATAAATACCGAAACGCATCTGCTCCATGACTACTTGCATCATGTAGTGGAGCACCAGGCTCACCTGCCGCGTTCATCGTTCTTTTATAGCGTTTGAGATGATGGATTAAATCCTTTGCCTCATCCTTATCAAAGTACGTTCTCGGAAAGACCATCCTTGCCTTGATAATGCCTTGTTCTACATCGCCTCTACTTAAAACGAATACATCTCGACCCATCGAGCGCATCATCTCTTCCGTGCTTCTGCCGTGTTTAAAATCCCTATGAGAAGCATCGTGCGGTAGATAATCTGTACCGTAGTTATAATCTAGCGAATCTATTTCTTTAACGTAACTTTCAAGCGTTCTATGACTATCTTCAATATATTTAATGATGCGGATTTCGCTTGCTGCAACCTGACAGAAGATGATTGCCATTGCATCATTCCAACCCAAATCCCATACAGTATGGACTTTAAGGGTTGGATCATACGGGACCGTACGAATTCTTTTCTCTTCAATCGCTTCCGAAATTTCTGCATGGAAGATCGCACCTTCAACCGTTGGTCTACACTTTCCTTCCCAAATTGTTTCATAACTACCTGGATCTCTTTTCTTCCAATCAATCCTTTCCTTTTCTAACGTATCTGGAAAAAAAGGATTGTCGTTAAAATTAATCTGACACACCCAAGCGTTATCTGGTGCGTTGGTTATCCATCGGTCGTAAGTAATATCTGACTCTAATTCTGGGTTAAATGTTATCCAGATTTCCGACCACTCTTTTCGTATAGTTGGTATTAAAATATCCCAACTTCTTTTACTAATATTGACACTTTCCTCACACCAACAAATATCAACGCCTTCGTAAGATTTTATGTTTGCTACCCCTTGCTGGCGTATTCCAATAAAATTGATTTCTGAGCCATTTTTCCCTAATATTTTTTGCTCTTGCACATCGAACAAATGATCTAAGTTCATAAGACTGATCTGATCCTTTAACAATCGATGGACACTTTCTTGAATACTCTTTTGTGTCTCCCTTGCGCATAAAATCCTTATCGGTTTTTCTACTGCCTTCGTAATCAATACTCTAGCTACAGACCAACTCTTACCCGAGCCCCTTCCTCCATACAATACTTTGAATCTCTTAGGCTGGAAGATTGGTAGAATCTTCTTAGGTAGTTCTAATTTATACTCCACAAATCTTAATGCTCGATACAGTCTCTATTGGATTACCGTCTGTACCGCTCATCTCCACACTATTTAATCTTGGATGGATATACGGGGCAGCATCTTTAGCCGCTCTCATAGCGCGTTCATAATCTCCTGTGTCCATTGCTTCTCTCATAATCTGTAACAGTACTTCTAAAGGCGTTACACCTTCCTGAATGGCTTTATCTGCAATATCTTTGGTTCTCTTATTGGCTGAGCCTTTTTTTCTACCTGAGCCTTTTCTGGCTCCTCCATGACTAGATTTTTTTTGATAGTTTTCAAGTTTAGGCATCTTTATATCCTAATCTGTCCTAACGAAATTTCATCCTCATCATCTAATAATTTATATCCTAGTAATCCTGCCAATCCTGCACCACCTAAATCAAACAATTGATTTGTAAATGTATTTCTTTGATCTAATCGATCTTGATTTGTTTTATATGGTGATTTCTTAGCAAACCGATCATAGTCTCGCACCTTTAATCCTTTACTTTCTAATAAAGAAATAATTTCTGGTGCTGTCCCTCTAGGAACCACTGCCCCTGCAAACTCTGATAAATCTACCGTCCTTTGTGGTTTAGCCTCAAAATAATTTACAGGAGATACTCTTAAACCCTCCGCAAAATCCTGCATCTCAGCAAGTAACGAATCGTCTAAATATTTTTCAAACTGCGAACCTTTAAAAGCTTTTTCAAAATCTTTCTTTTTGCCACCTTTGTCTATTGCTTCAACTAAAAACGAATTTACGTTTGAAGAAAGATTAGGCAACATATACTTTACATTTTCCGCATCTGCTCCCGTTTTTTCGTAAAGCTTTTGAACAATTTCTTCTCGTTTTATTTCATTGTTTGTAAGTTGTTTGTTGTCATACATTTCTTTTAACAACAAATCTTTATTTGCTCTTATGTCATCTAAACTTGTTAATTTTTCTGTAAGTCCTGCTCTCATTCTACCGATGCCACTTGTTCCTAAACCTTCTTCTGCTCCAATCGTAGGCATATTTTTCATTACTTTTGTAATGTTTTCTGCGGTATATTCTGCAACCTTTTGTCTATTTCTTTCTAATCTCTCAAACTGCCTATCTATTGCTTCCATTAAATTTGGGTCATTCGTTTTGTTATATATTTCCGATAATCTTGCAGACTCTTTCGCATATTTTGGGTTTTCATATTCAAAATACTTCTTCCCCTGAAAATATTTGTCCATTTGTTTTTCAGACCATTTATCAAACTCGCTTTGTCCTTTAAACCCTCGGAACAAACTATCGTTTTCCTCTGTTAACAAATAATTCATTTGGAGACTGTCGTAATCTTTTAAATCTGGAATCTTAATTCCTTGATCTTGTAAGAATTTAATTTTTGCCTCTGGCGAATTACTAAACCATTCTTTTACGTCATCAAATTGATTTCCAGTTGCTTTTTTCTTTGTTTGTAATTTTTGTAACTTCGTATCTATTCCTGTGCTTCTTGGGTCTTTTCTTGTTACTTGAAACGCCTCCCTAAAATCTTCTAAAAACATTTCATCTGCTTTTTTTGTAGCTAACGTAAATGGCTTTGGCTCTCTTGCAGAATATATATCTGAAGAATAAACAACGTTTCCCTTTTGTTTCGGATCAAAATTTTCTGGTTTTCCAATTAAAGAGATATCTCCAAATCCTTCAAAAGGCGCGTCCTTTTGTACTACCGCTATGCTAGGAACAGGCATACCCCCTAATAAATCGTATTTTTGCAATGCTTCTGGACTTACGTTTTTTACAAACATTAAATCTTTTGGCTCTGGTGCATCTGTTCCATGAAAAAGACCCTTTGGAACCTTTACTGAGCCTACAGGACTTAAATCCGCACCTCTTAATCTTGCGGCATCTGCTGACAATCCTGCTAACAATCCACCAGTTGCTAAAATCCCTGCTTTTGTTGCTGCGGCAGGACTAATTGCAGAAGATAACAACTCTGTAGTCTGGTTCAATAATCCTTGTTCTGGCTTTGGAAGAAGTCCTTTTTGTGTAAGATAATCCGTAGATAAAAACACATCTTCTGGTTTTATCATCCCACTCATTGTAAAAGGTAGAGCCGCTAAATCTACAAATCCT